CCGCGCTTCGAGCGCGAGCCGACAGGGTTCTGGATCGTGGGACGGGAACACCTCCCGCTGTAGTGGAGAGCCGAATGGCGAAGACCACGTTCACGCTCTGGCGGACCAAGGCCGGCCGGATCCTGATCACCTGCGAGCAGGTGCTTCGGGACGACACGCTGTCCATGATCACGCTCTACTTCGACAAGTGGTCGAAGAGCCCAGAGGGGTCAGTGATGCTGGTCCCCGACACCACCTACGCCGGCGAGCTCGACGACGAGGACATGGTCCTCACCGTCATCAAGGCCGGTACCGCGTTCGCATTCGAGCCGCAGGTCGTTGCCGGTGGGACATCCGAAGCCACGACCCTGCCAGAGGATGCCGTTGGGTTCAGCGTCGATGCTCTGGTCGCCGCCGTTGGCGACCGCTCTGTGTCACCCGGCGAGATCGCCGCGGAGAACGACTGGGATACGGGCACCGTTATGAGCGCCATGCGGAAGGACTCGAGGTTCGAGGAAGTGGGCGTCGGCGTCGGCCGGTTCCAGCTCACGAACGACGCATTCGCAAACCGCAGCGCAGCGCAGCGCAGCGAAGAATGAACACGTTTGCCCCCGAAACCGCAGCGCAGCGCAGCGCAGGACCCCCACCCCCTAAAGGGGGTCCCGCTGCTCTGCGGTTTCAGAGGGGGTGGTTGAAGAACTGCACTGCACCCTCGACGAGGAGCTGATGGGACTTCACTCCGGTGCTCGACGGCTCTCTCGGGAAGAGTGGGAAGCCCTGAGCACTGCGGTCTTCGAGCGTGACGGCTGGACGTGTCTGGCACCGACGCTCGACCCGGAAGCAGGGCCGTGCCATGACGTCAACGGGCTGGCCGTCTCGCCGATCGAGCTCCAGCTCCAGAAGCGCATGTCGCTGGTCCGAATGGTCCTGACGCTCCAGCACCTCCAGATCGCCGGCACGACCGAGCACGATCTCCAGCACCTGCTGACGCTGTGCTGGGGCCATCACCTCGGGCACGGCGAGAAGGGCGGCCGGATCTGGGCCAAGCAGAAGGCGGCAGCTCAGGCCCAGCGCGACCACCTCGCCAAGCTCTACCCGGAGCTCGCCGCATGACCCAGCAGCGCCGGCCGACGCCAGCTCCCCGGTTCGACCCGTGGGAGATCGGGCTGATCGCAGCCGGCATCGCCATCCTGACCCTCGTGATCCTCGCCCTCGTCTATCGGATCCTCTCGATCCTGATCGGCGAGCAGCTCACCCAGCTCGCGCTGGCACTGGCGATCGTGGCCGGGCTCTTCGCCGGGCTGATCGCCGCAGTCATCCAGACGCTCGATCGTCGGGAGCTCGCCGAGAAGCAGCGGCTTGCCGAAGAGGAGGGACGCACCCTGTGACGTGGCACCGCCTGAGCCAAGAGCTGCTGACCCCAGCCGAGAGACAACAGCGGTACCGCACCGCGCACCCGGATCGGGTCAAGGCCACTTGGGCGAAGTGGAGCGCCGCTCATCCGCATCGCGAACACAGACCCGATCCGTGGGTCAAAGCCGCTCAGGCATGGCGGGACGCCCGCAAGAAGGCACGGGCGCTGGGCGTCGACCCGGGCACCCTAACGAAGGAAGACTTCGCCCGTCTCCACCTCCTGCCTTGCGTGTACTGCGGCGCAATGCCCGCGCTCTCCACCGATCACGTCGTGTCATTCGCGCGGGGTGGGTCTAATTCGCTGGAGAACCTCGCTCCAGCATGTCCGCCTTGCAATAGAAAGAAGGGCGCGAATTGACTCAGCCAACGCTGAATGGACGACTCCTGCCTCCGAATGACTGGGAGGGGGATGACTTCACGCCCGGCGCCAACGGCCATTATGTGACGTGCCAAGATGTGTCGGCCGGCCGGATGCTCTACTACGCGACCAACGGCGTCGAGAACCACGACGGCAAGGAGATCCGGGCCGCGATCCAACCACAGGACAGCGACGGCGTCAGCCTCGGGCAGGTGTCGGTCGCCATCCAGCACATCACCAACCCGGTCAAGGTCCTCCAGTGGTCGACGCTCACGCTGCCCGACATCCGGTCGCGGCTGACCGCAGGGCTCGGCCTCGTCGTCGATGGCTTCTACGGGGCGATCCCCGTCGAGTGGCGCAAGCAGGTGGGCGCCAACTTCAACCACGCGATCTGGATCTGCAACTACGTCGTCCCCAACTACCGGGTCTGGGACCCGCTGAACAAGGACCTGTCCGGGTACGGCGAGTGGATCCCGGCATCAGCGATCGAGCCGTTCATGCGGAGCCTGTCCGGGCTCTGCGGCTGGATCAACCTCGACCAGCTCTTGCCAGACGCGGAGGGCAACCCGATGATGAACCTCGTCCCCACGACCGTGCATCGGGTCGTCGATCTGCCCAAGGGCACGGTCCTCGAGAAGACCCCCGGCGGCGATCCGTACACGACGCTGCGAAGGGACACCACCCTCGGCTACATCAGCGCCACTGGCACCCACTACTACGTCGCCGACGGCGATGCAGGGGTGTACGTGGACCGAAAGAAGGTCACTGCGGTCCGAACGCAGGACATGAACGTCGGCGTCTGAAATGGCGCCAAAGCAGGAGGCACCCGTGACCGAAGAAGGCACCCGCGACACCGAGCGCACCGACGAGGGCGACGACGCCAAGATCGGCCCGTCGGGCGGCGGCAATCCCACCCAGTCGGACAACCCGACGGCCAACGCCGGCGACGACACCGAGACGACCGAGGAGACCGAGAAGGGCTACTCGATCGACCGAGCGCGCACCCTGAAGAAGGGGTCCGCCGATCAGGGCGGCGACTCGGCCGAGACCACGGACTCCGAGGGCGGCGAGGCCTAGATGCGGATCGCACTGGTCGGCGGCCAGCGGGACGGGGAGTCGTTCGCGATCACCCCTCCGCTGCCGTCGACCTTGCGAGTCCCGGTCATGGTCAGGCGGCCGATCGCGTTCTCGGAGGAAGACTCCCCGACGGATCCCGACGGCAGCGTCGTCGTGGTCGAGTACCGGCTGGCCTACTCCCGCCTCGACCGCCGGCCGTTCTACGTCGAGGGTGACGTCTTCGCCAACTGGACCAGCCTGTCGAAGACATGAGCATGTGGCCCGTCGTGATCCTCGGTCAGCCGGCCAGCGGCAACGAGAACGAGATCCAGCGGGGCTACCGACGAGGCAAGGACGGGGGCAACGTCCCGTACTCCCGGATCGCGAAGAACGCACACGTCAAGGCGTACATCGACGGCGCCATCCCGGTCATCAGGACCGCCCGACCGTCAGGGTGGATCCCACCGGAGCGGATCAGGGTCGACTACCGGCTCTACCTCTCCCGCGACATGGACTTCGACAACGTCATGAAGATCGTCGACGACGCGCTCAAGGTCGCGCTCGGGGTCGACGACTCGCGGTTCTACCCCACGGCAATCAGCAAGGAGCTCGACATGCAGAGACCACGGGTGTGGCTGGGGATCGGGGCGTTCGTGCCCTGCGCGTGCTGTGGCCGCTAGTGTCTGGGTCGTAGGCGACAGCATCTACGTTGCCCTCGACGAAGCCCAGATGGCGCGCGGCGCGCGTGTCGGTCGCCGACGAGCCGAGGCGTCCGTCGGCCGGAAGCCTCGCTTCCCATATACCGGACGAGGGCAGGACACCTCCGTAAACCGCCACATACAGGGGGCGCAGGCTGAGCTCGCGTTCTGTGTGGTCTTCGGGATCGAGTGGGACGAAGGCGTCAACACGTTCAAGGCGCCTGACGCGGGCGCCCTGTGGGAGATCCGCTACTCAGCGTCGTCGATGTGGAAGGTTGCCCCGGAAGACCCGGGTGATCGCCGAGTCGCGTGCATCCGGGGGACCCCGCCGACCTTCGAGATCCGGGGGTGGATCCTCTCCCGGCTTGCGAAGAAGATCCCGCTGACCGATCCGGGCGATCGGGGCCGCAAGGCCCACTTCCTGACGACCGACGACCTGAACCTGTTCGACACGCGGCGCTGGCGGTGACCGGACCGACGTTCGGCGACAAGGCCTCCGGGCTGAAGCCGGGCAAGGAGTACCGCGGGCCCATCTGGGAGCGCCAGATCGCCGAGAGCCGCAAGCACCTGCCGCCGCACGGCCCGTTCGTCTGTCGCCTGTGCGGTATGGTCGCCGAGGGCGTGTCGATCCGGGTCCGCAACATCGCCGGCAACGAGCCCGGCGCCGGGTTCCGAGCGTTCCCGTGCTGCGCTGACCGCGACGCCTGTCGCGAGCGCCGGGAGATGCAGGGGAAGAGCTGGCCGCTGATCGACGCATCCCTGCCGTCGAGGTGGTCAGGGGAGGAGGTTCCCGATGGACCAGCCGCAGACTGAACCGGTCATGGGCGAGCTGCTCAGCACCCCCGAGGGCGAGCCCGTGAAGCACTACGAGTCGGGCGGGCCCCGGCTCACCCCCAGCTCCGGCAGCCGGCCTGAGCTCGTCCACGACGCGATCGTCCTGAAGTGGTTCGTCGGGTCGCCGGCGGGGTCCGTCGAGGGCATGGCGCTGGTGCGCTGGCTCGACGATGGGACCTACCACGTCGCCAACATCGGCGACCTGTTGTACCGAGAGTCGTGAGCTGGCTGCTCGCGGTCGCGCTGGGCGTCGGCGCCATCGGTTCCGGTACGATCCCGGTAGCTTCAGGTGGTTCCTCGGTCAGCTCGTCTGGCCGAGCGCCGGCGGTGGTGGCACCGAAGGCCGACCATCTGAGGTCGGTGACGCAGGCTCGCGTCGTGAAGCTGCGAGCCTCGTTGCCCACCCGCTGGGTCACCGTTCACGCGAGTGCATACGGGATCGGCGACGGGTTTCTAGGAAGGCACATGGCCTGCGGAGGACGCCTCGATGCGGTCCATCTCACCGTCGCCCACAAGACGCTGCCGTGCGGCACGCTCGTCGAGCTGCGCTACCGCGGCCGCCAGATCATCGCCAAGGTGACCGACCGTGGTCCCTACTGGGGTAACCGGGTGTTCGACCTCGGGCCCGCTGCCTGCCGCGCCCTGCGCGCCTGCGGGATCCCGGTCATAAGCTGGCGCCGAGCCCCATGACCCTGTGACCGCGGTGACCATCGCCGGCGCGCGAAAGCTGCCGCCGGGACATGCCCCGCGCTGGTTGATCCGGTTCCTGCTGGCCCTGCCGGCGGACGCCACGATCAACCTGCGCTCGGGGATACGGCGAGCCGAGCGGTTCGAGATGGACGTCTACCGGCTGTGCCGGGACCTCAGCCTCTCGACGGTCTGGTGGATCCCGGAGCCCAACGCCGAGGTGTCCGGGCGCGAGGCAACGTGGGAGCGCGACTACGACATGGTCGCGGGCAGCGACCTCGTCCTCGCGTTCGTGTCCGAGGAGGACCTCGAGCGGGAGCCCCTCGACTCGGGCACCGTGCGCCTCACCGACAAGGCGCAGGATCGCGGCGTGCCCAGCTACCTGTACGGCGTCGAGCGGGGCGGGGCGGTGTGGCTGGTTGGCGCATCGGATGCGGAGAACGCGTGGACGGACAAGGTCCCCCAGCCCTGACCCCGGAGCGCCGGCGCGCGTGGGCCGAGGAGCAGCTCGAGGACGACAACCCGGACGCCCTGTTCATGGACGGCCTCGACGCGGCGATCGTCGGCGTCGGCCGCCAGTACACGAAGCCGGCCCTCGTGGTCTACGACTACGACCTGATCGTCGCGGCCCTGACCGAGCAGGGAATGGACGAGGACGAGGTCGTCGACTACGTGGGCTTCAACATCCTCGACGCGTGGATGGGCGAGAACACGCCGTTCGTCCTGAATGTCCCGACGCCCGACGACTGATGATGATCTCGCTTCCCGACGCGCCCCCGGGCCAGCGTTGGTTCAAGGCGGTCTACCCCGAGCTCGGTCATCACGCGCGCGGAGAACGTCTGCACGATCTGCTCCACCGGCTGCTGAGTGCAACATCACCAGTGGGCGTCGGCCCAGTCGATCCCGACCACGAATAGGGCGATCGTGTCCTTCTCGACGTAGTGAACGTCGCGCCGGGGAGGCAGGGGAATGCCGTTCGCCCGGGCGCGCTCGTTCAGCCACCGCGTCGTCGACGCGACCGTGTCGTGCAGGATCAGGAGCCGGTAGCAGACCTCGTACTCGCGGACCGCGACCTTGCGGAGCTTCCGCATCACCCGGGTCGTCCGCAGCGTCTCGTCGCCGCCCAGCGCCGGCGGCCGTTCTGAGCGCATCAGCCAGCGAGCGAAGGACGGGTGCCACTCCGGCGATCCGTCGGCAGCGATCGAGCTCGAGTGGACGCGCAGCGGTGCCTCGGCGATCCACTGGCTCCCGATCCGGCGGGCAGCCTCCGCGGTCGCCGCCATGACCTCGTCCGAGAAGTACACCTACTTGGCGATCGCGGGAACGATGATCGCGAGGGCGACGAAGATCACGCCCAGAGCCGTCCACGGGACGTTGTCGGCGACCCGCGGCACCAGCGCGATGATCCCGCAGATCAGCCCGATGATCGCGAGGATGATCGAGATCGTGATCATGGCTTCTTCTCCCCGTCCGTGGCGCGCCCGTGGTGGAATTCCGCCGGCCCATCAGGAGCATCGGTCGCTCGGCGGTGCTGATGGAGACTGGTGCCGCGGTCTGTCCCCCGGGCGTGGAGATGCAGGGCGGCCCCCGAGCGCCAGCGGCGGAGCTGGCGGAGCATGAACAGGCAGCCGATCGACGGCGCGCCGAGGGCGACCACCAGCAGGATCAGGCTGAGGGGCGTGGGGACGAGTCGGATCTGCTGGTCGGACAGGTTCAGGATCACCGCGTTGAGCCCGAGCAGCCCGCCGATCAAGCCGCCAACCAGAATGGTCCCGACAACGACCGCGCTGGCGGTCAGTGCGTCGATCGGGGGCTTGACCCGCGCCGGGGCGACGATCCGCAGGAAGACGTAGAGGTCAATCAGGGCAAACGAGATGTACGCCACGGCGAGCAGATCGAGCAGGAGGTCGGCCACTCATTCCTCATCCCGACTGCCCCGCCCTGCCGGCTGAGGGATCTGGCGCTGCTCGCGCAAACGATCGTCGGCGAGCGCGTAGGCCGCGCGAATGACCTCATCGGCCTGACGCTTCAGGTCCCTTGCAGCGTCGACGACCGCCTTGGTCGCCTCGTCCCCTTTCACCGCAGCCCGCTGGCGACGGACCCACGGCATCTGGAACCGGAGAGTCAGGCCCTCCATCATGCGACGGCCCCCTGTTTCCGGGCTGGCTGTAGACGCGCCAGCTCGACCCGGAGGGAGTCTACCTCCGCCTTGTGCGCCGCCGACAGCTCAGAGACGGTCCTGATGGCGTTCGCGGTGGTCTCGTTGGCAGTGGCGGCGGCCGCAGTGGCGGTGTCGGCGCGGACCACCTGACGCTCGTACAGGTCGCCCTGAATGAACCAGCCGCGCAGGAACCCGAAGATCCCCAGCGCGAGCAAGCCCGACGGCGTCGCCCCGACGATCTGGTCGATGGAGGGGAGCGGCGTCGTCACGGGGGAGTCAGCCGCCGCGATCAAGAAGATCGCGAGGGCGAGGGCGGCGAGCCGGGGACCGGCATGAGCTGGGATCCGCAGTTTGGGCACTTTCCCGTCCACTGGGTCTGGGGCGTCTTCAGACACCCGTAGCCGCACTGCTCGTTGGGGCAGCGGAACGGCTTTCCGAATTTCTCAGGGTCGATGTGCGGGCGGTCGAGCCACCCGCCGCTCAGGGGGCTGGGGGTGTGGCCGGACCGTCACCGGAAGGGTTGTGCGATCCCGCGACCGCTTCGATCACGCCCTTCCCACCGACGTCGTAGAGGCCGACCGCGCCGGCGCCCTGCACGAGGCCGAAGAGGACCGCGACCACGATGTCCTGTCCGATCCGGACAGTGGCCGGCGCCACTGCGAACAGGACGCCACCGAGGACAGCGCCAAGAATGACCGCGAGGAGCGGGGCCCAGCGAGCTGTCGCCTCGTCAGTCCATGCCGCGGCGCGCTTGATCACCTCGACGAGGATGGTCACCACTGCGACGATCCCGACGGTTGCCACGAATTGCTCGTAGGTCAACTGGGCACCTCCTTGCGGCGTCCAGCCTACACGGGGCGCACGTCGTTGAGGCGGTCCATGTCGGCTCCCACGTTGCGGCTGGTCTCTCGGGTCGTCGAGCGGTGCGTCTCGATGCCGGCCGTCAGCGCCATGTACACGAGGCGCAGGCAGCGTGGCCCGGGCTTGATCAGGATGAACTGGGTCTTGCTGCCCTCGACCTGAACCCAGTCGTCGTCGGGCATCAGCAGCACGCCGTGGAGGTAGACGTTCAGGGTCGCCGGCGCCACCGGGCGGCTGGCGCTGAAGTAGCCACCGGGCTTGGAGGCCTCGACCATCTCCGAGAACCAGCCGTGCTCGAGTACAGGGGGCGCCTCGTCTTCGAGACACGGGCCCAGCGAGTCGCTGTTGCCGCCCTCCACCGGATCCCACTCGAAGCTGACGCGGACGTTCCACAGCTTGAGCTCGGCGACCCGCTTCATGCCATTGACGAGCAGCGGGCCCGGACCGTGGCTCTTCATCAGGGCGTCAGGGGCAAGCGTGATCTTGCCGCCGATCTGAACCAGCTCCTGATCGGTGATGTCGGCGTGGTACGAGACACCGTAGGCGTGCTTGATGTGGCCGAGGTCGGCCTCCCCGGGCCCGTAGTTGTAGTCGGGTGAGGTCGAGCTCATGATCGGCAATTCCGCCGGCTCACCGGGCAGCCCCGAGTACCACGTCCGCAGGACCTCGAACGAGATCGCGCCCTCACCCGACGGCGGCGGCTGGCTGCCGATCGAGGCCGCTCCTGTCTCGTACACGTTGATGTAGGCGAATGCCTCGAAGTGGAACCGCGTCGCCCCGGGCGGCGGCTTGAAACCGATGTAGTTGTGGCAGTCCCGGAGCATCCGCGGATCGTCGAAGTTGCCCGAGATCGTGCTCGGCACGTAGGAGAAGCCCCAGTCGTACCGGTGCATGACGTATTCGGTGGAGAACTGGCCCGGGAAGCCGTGCGTTGCCTCCGGGGTGATCTCGTAGATGTCCCCGCGCGGGAAGCTGTAGGGGGCGCTCTCGGCGTCAAGGACGTTGCCGCCCGTCCCTTCGTCCACCCCCGCCGGCCGCGTGCCGCCCGGGTACTTGATCACACCCCACGTCCACGGCAGGTACGGGCTGTAGATGATCTGGCTCGTGATCAGGTCCGCGCCGACGTACCCGAGCGAGTCGAACCAGACCCAGCCCTTCCCCTGATCGCCAGCGAGCGCGACCTCCACAGTCCCTTGGATCCCCAGCCGGCTCGCCAGACCAAGGTGGCCGGCGACGCCCATGTCGACGCCGGGCTGGTAACTCGGCGTCGCTGACAGGGTCCACGCCTCCGGCTCCCTCTTCGTTGCCGGCCAGAGGCGAATGCGGACCGTCCCGTCGAGCAGGCACTGGATCCGCGCGTAGTTGTCCACGCCCGGGGTTATGGGCGCGACGATGGTCGGGGAGTTGTCGGTGGTGTTGCCGGACCCGGTCTGCCCGAGGGCGTGAACCGACAGGAACCAGTGGCCGATGAAGCCGAGCTGGGCGAACATCGAGCTCTGGGTGCCGGCAGGATCGCTGTACCCGGAGTGGTCGCCCGGGAGCATGAGCTGGGAGACAGAGAACGGCTGCGGACCGCCCGCCATCCGCACGACGATGCACCACGGCGGAGGTGACATGGGATCGGTCACCACGATGGACCCGTCGGGGATCAACGGGTCGCCGGGAGCCCAGAGCGGCACCCAGCCGTTGTCGACGCAGGGCTTCAGCGTGTTGCCGGGCTCCTTTGTCGTGAGCGTGACGTGGGGCATCTGGAACCGCGGGTGGCTCGGTGAGTCGCCGAGGTCGTGGAATTCCCACGGCAGCGCGTCGTACAGGTTGAACGGCGGCTCGGGATCGTTCGACATCTGGAGCTCGTAGACCGGGACGCCGTAGCACTTCCCGTCCTCGTCGGCCCCCTGCGACAGGGCGAAGGTCATCGACATGACCGTGATCGGGATGTTCTCAGCGACGTCGTACTCGCCACTGAACAGCGACACGACCTGCCCGGCTTGGAAGCCCTTCTCGAAGATCTTGCAGACGGCCCGGTGGATGACCCGGTCGGCCCGGCTCTTCAGGATCCCGGCGCGCTCGCTGACGTGGCTCTGGAGGTGCAGGTCGGACCGGAATTCTTGGTACTGCCAGAGCCCAACCTTGTCGATCAGGTCCTGATCCTGACGCCGGCTGAAGATGATCTGGCCCTCGACCGTCTCGGCGAGGGTGCCGTACACGGTGACGTCGTTCATCGTGCTCTCGATCGTCCACTCGACGCTGAGCTCGCGGCAGTGGATCCCGCCCGTCGGGTCGCCGCCTGAGTCGGTGCCGGTGCCGTCGGTGATCGCCCGCGGCGCGTTCGCGTTCGCCCGGCTGTGGCTGTGGATCGCGTAGTAGGGGTCCATGTACCAGATCGCGTTGGTCATCTGGGACAGGCTGGTGAGGAATTGCCGCAGGGTCTGGCCGGTCTCGACCGTGAACGGCTGTTCCGGGCTCGGGCTGTTGCCGGTCACCTCGACGTAGGTCGTGAAGTCGAAGAGCCGGCGCCACGGGGGGTCGATGTACTTCGAGAGGACCGCCGAGATGTACTCCTTGTCGGTCAGGCCCATCGGCAGCGGGTCGATCGTCGTGTAGATGCCGTGGGTCCGGCTCCCGACGTCCGGCACGTTGTAGATGTAGACCCGGTCGAAGAGCACGTTGAAGTCGGTGCCCTCGAGCAGCGTCAGCGGCTGCTGGTTGGGGTGTGCCTCGTCCTTGTCCTCGCCGGCCACGTAGGGGTAGTGGTAGCCGTGCGTGACGTTGGTCACGAAGCCGCCGAACTGCCGGAAGCCGTCGAGGTCGACGCGGATCTCCTCGCCACCGTCGTACTTGGGGAAGGCGCCCCGGAGCGGCAGGCTGAACGAGCCGGGGCTTGACCCCGCGTGCTGCTCGAACATGCACTGGGCGAGCTCGACGTGCGCGGTCATGTCCTTGCCGTCGATGAAGACCTCGATCCGCACCTGATGGTGAGGCGGCAGCCACGGCTCGCCGGTGCCCGGGTCGATCGGGCCCGGGTTGCCCGGACCGCCAGAGCCCGGCGGCCAGTATTTCTGGCCCGAGTCGCTCGAGATGAACGCGCCCACCGTGAAGCTCGGCTGGACGTAGGCGCTGATCCCGAAGTGGTCGGCGACCCGCGCATCCAGACCGAAGCTCTGGTCGAGCCGGCGCACCCACGCGATGAACGGGATGATGTCGTGCGGGCTCGCCTTCACCACCGCGTTGAACGCGATGTAACCGCGTGCGACCACCGCATCGAATGCGACCCAGCCGAAGTGCAGACCCAGCACCTGCGCGTCGAACGTGATCGACTGGCCGGGTTTCCAGATCTCCGCGCTCATCTGGAACGACTGGGCGACGAACGCACCGACGCTGAACCAAGGCGGGATCAGGGCATCCACCGGGAAGCTGTGAATGCTGGGCACCAGCGCGACCACGGCCTCGACGTCGAACAGCCCGCCTGAGCCCGCTGTATGGACCACAGCGCCGAGATCGAACCCAGAGCGCCGGTATGTGTCGCTGACGACCGCATCGAGCTCTACGGCCCCTCCTACGGTCGCAGGAGACGAGATCTGGGCGTCCATGACGAAGTCACCGCGGGTGCCGACGAGGAAGGCATCCAGCGGGAAGCTGCCCCCGCGCTCCGGGGCAACCAGCCAGCCCTTCACCGGGAAGCTGCCGGGCACCTTGCGGACGCTGTAGGCGTCCACCAGCCAGACGTTCGGCCGGTCGCCGATGGCCGCGTCCATGACGAAGCTGCCGGCCTGCGCGCGCCGGAGAACAGCGTCGATGCCGAAGGCCCGGACGAGTCGGATCCACGCGCTGATCAGGATCGTGTGGGCGGTGTACGCGTCGATGTCGAACAACGCCCGCGTGCGCCCGGCGATGACCGCGCCGACGCCCCAGCTCTGCCCCGGTCCCGCGTCGACCCACGCGCCGATCGTGAAGTGGCCTGTGCGCGTGACCGGGCCAGACGGCGCCTGCTCTTGCGAGAAGAGCAACAGGAGGGACATGGGTCAGTCGAGCGGAACCCAGCGGATCTCGTAGGTCCAGCTCCCGCCACCAGAGTGCGTGATCAGGAGCTGGAACTGGTTGGGCAGCGGCAGCCCCTTGACCTTGGTGCCGGCGGCAGCGTCGGCAGCGATCGCGCCCGGGTAGCACAGGAGGTGGAACGTGCCATTGGCCGCGGTCACGACGACACCCCAGTCGACCCAGTCGACGAGAGCGCCCGAGATGTTGTCCTGCACCTGAAGTTTCACCGAGAGCGTCTCTGCGCCGCCCGGGTTCGCGGTCACGCGCAGTACGAAGTCGCCGCCGTTCTTCTGGGCACCGGTGTTGTTGTCCGCCGCCCGGCTCGTCGTGGGCGTGCTAGTCGTGGCGGACCGGGAGCCACTGCCCAGCAGGGGCACGGTCGTTGCCAGCCTGCTGGACTGATCGAAGGTCTGGACGATGCCGGCGATCGCGACGACCTGCCGGACCTGCCCATCGGGTGTCAGGACCACGTCCACCGGGCGCGGGTTGCCGTCGGCGTCCTTGATCGAGACCGAGACGCCCGACGAGTGGGCGCTCAGGGGCACGACGACCCAGTTGAGCACGAAGATCAGGCCGTCGTTGTTGTAGGAGTCGACCTCGATGTAGTACGTGCCCGCGGCCAGCGGCAGCGACAGCTCACTCGAGCCCGACGGCGTGGTGCTGCCCTCATCGTTCGAGCCCATCAGCGTCAGACCGCCCGAGGGCGTGCCTGAGTAGACGGCGAGCTCCGTGTCGAGGGGCAGCGACGGGGTGTTGCCATCGAGCGAGCCCGTCGTGTCGAGCAGGACCAGCGACGCTTCGGAGATCGTCAGCCTGACCCACGCCGACTGGTTGTTCGTGAGGTCAGTCGGGTCCGACCACGCGCCGGTATCGGGACCGAACGCCGAGATGTCGGTCGCGATCGACCCGCGCAGGTCGGTGATCTCCTCCGCGTTGTCGATGTCGTCCTGAAAGGCCGTCATCTCACTCCCTCATGCCACCCGCAGGCCAGTGTACGGATCAGAGGTTGTTCGCAACGTGGTACTGGACGTAGACCCTGCCCTTTGACGGCGAGAGCAGCTTGAACAGGCCTTTCTGGGGCGAGCTCTCCCAGAAGAACAGCTCGTCGCCTGAGCTGCCGTCTTCCTTCGAGATCCCGCGCAGGCCACCGACGTGGACGGCGATCGAGTACCGGATGTAGCCGTAGCTCGTCTGGTACACGTCGCCGCCCAGCGACTTCGGCTCCTCGGAGATGTACGTGTAGGTGGGGCGCGCCGGCGTCGGGTCGCCGGGCTTGAGCCTGACCGCGGAGAACCGGGGCGGGATGAAGCCCCGGGTCGGCGGTCGGCGCATCGCCATGATCAGGCCCCACGGGTCCTGCGTGTCGAAGCTCGCCACCACGTCCCACTGGGCGAACGAGGGCGTCAGGAACGTCAGGCGGATCGAGCGGATCGGCAGGTTCTGGCCGTACTTCCACGGGCGCGACCAGACCGTGACGATCTGGCCCGGGTAGAGCCCGGGGCGGAAGATCGTGAACGTCGCGCTCTGGGCCGGCGTGCCCTCCTGCGTCAGGATCTTGATCGCCCGCGCATCGACGCTGTCCTGAAGGTAGCCGGGCTCGTTCTCGGCGTACTGGAACCGCCCGTACTTGGCGATCGAGGCGGTGTTCGTGTAGCGCCGGAACCGAAACTGGGTCTGCTTACTCGCCGGGTCAGGGTCGAGCTCGGTCGCGAAGACGATGACGTCGTCCTTGATCGACGCGATGCTCGAGGTGAGCTGGAGACCGCGCACCGCGACGCCCGGGTTCACCAGCGGATCGTCAGTCACGGCGAAGGGCGCCACGTTCGTGTCCAGAGCCGTGTACACGAGGTAGCCGGCCGGGTTGATGTACCAGACGATCGAGCCCTGAGCTGCCTTGTTCGCGTTGCCGGCGATGTCGACGAGGAGCGCGCGCAGGACGGCGCCGGCGCCCATGAGCTGGCCCTTGTCGGGCCCGGCGACGATGACCGAGGTCTCCTTCACCCGCGACGTGGTGTTGATCGGCGGGCGCACGAGGTTGATGTCGGTGTCCTTGAGCACCCCCATCAGGTACTGGCGATCGGTCGTCCCGACGGGGACCACGCCGCCCGGAAAGTCACCGCCGGCGTCGGGGAAGTGGTCCGGGTGCGCGTGGTTGTACATGTAGAGCTTGTCGAACAGGATGTTCAGGTCGACGAGGCCGAGATCCCAGCGCCGGCCTGACACCTTCTGGCTCCCGACGTAGTCGGCGAACCAGTACCCGCGTCCGATCGTGAAGACGTAGCCCGTCCACACGAGCTCGTCGTCGATCTCGACCTTGACCGTCTCGCCGCCCTGAAAGTCGAGCTCGCGCTTGGGGTCCTTCAGGGTGATCTGCCCTGTCGCGGGCGTGGCGTTCGCGGCCATGTCGAAGCTCGAGAGCTGCCACACCACGTACTTCAGGGCGTAGTCGGCACCGTTGATCCAGATCCGGATCTTCTTGAACGTCTTCCGGTTGGGATCCAGTGGGTTCGACTGGCCCGACCACAGCTCCTGCGTCAATGCGCCGGACCACGCAGGCCCATGAGCTGGCCCTTGCGACCGAGACCCTGCTCAACAGCGCGCGTGATCCGCTGCACCAGACGTGCCTCGTCCTCCCGGCCCGAGAACGTGTTGCCGGTCACGATGACCGTGACGCCCCCGCCCCCGCCGCCGCCCGTCCCGATCATCATCTGTCGCGGGTTCCGCAGGATCGCGACGGTCTCGGAGCCCGCCTCGCCGACGGTCATCGACATCGCGCCGCGGGTCGTACCGAGGAAGCCTGCTGCGTGGAGCCCGCTGCTGCCGGTCTTCTTGGCGTCCTGCTGCTGCTGGGTTGGACCAGTGGCCGTGTAGCCCGGGATGCTCGCAAAGAGGGCCGTCTCGTACCGCTGCGCGATGTCGGCCATGCCGCCCTTGCCGTTGAGCACCTTGTCGATCGCGGTCATCGCGGCGCTGAGCGTGGTGCCCGGGACCTGCGCCATGAGCTCGGCGGCCGCCGAGAGCTTCGTGCCGAGATTGTTGAGCCCACCGTCGAGCTGGGCCTGTGCCGTCGCGAACGCCTGAGCTTGGTTGGCCTGCGCGGCCGCGATCTCCTTGCTCTTCGCGGCGATGACGCCGGCAGCATCGTGCTCGGCCGTCGCGATCGCGATCCCACGCTGGGCGTCGCCGACACCGCGCTGCGCCGACACGTTGAAGATCTGGCCCTGCACACCGAATTGCTGGCGGTTGAGGTTGAGCTGGCGCTGCTGGATCTTCGCCTGCGCCAGCGCCTCTTCGCGGCGGGCGTACCGCTCCTCGGGGCTCTCGCCGGGAGCTTGGAAGCCCGCGACGGCCACGGCCGTCGTGATCTGGCGCTGCTGGAGGCCCATGCCCAGCGACTGCTGCTCGCGGCCGATCATGAAGCTCTGGCGCTGGAGCGCGCCGAGGTTGTTCGCCCCGCCGGCCTGACCGGCCAGCCCCTGCGCGTCGGAGAGCTGGCGGTTCAGGAAGAACATCTGGTTGGCGAACTGCTTCGCCGAGAGCGTGCTCTGGGTGAAGTCGATCTGGGTCTGGAGCCCTGCGATCTCCGTGCCGAAGGCCTTGACCGACGTCATCGCGTCGTCGAAGACCTTCACGTTGCCGCCGTTGGCCGCGACCGTGTCGTGCGCGATCTTGAGCCCGGCGTCCGCCTGCTTGTTGAGCTGGCCCTGAAGCTCGTTCGCCCGGGCGAGGGAGCTGTTGATGTCGGAGCTCGCGCCCGACGAGAAGCCCGAGGAGACACCCGATCCGGGTGACGGCAGGACACCGGCTGCCGGGTTGATCAGGGGGTTCGCAGCGAGCTGCATCCCGAGCTGTGCCGGGACCCGCACGCCCGTCTGGATGGCGACGTTGGCCGCGTTCGTGGCGAGCTGGGCCCGGAGCTGCTGGGCGTTCGCGGCCGCCAACGTCTGGATGTCCGGGATGCCGGCCCCAACCGCTGTCTGCTCGGCCACCTTCTGGTACTGCTTCTCGTTGACCACCTGTCCGCCGACGCGCGCCACCACGCCCGTTTGCATGATCCCGGCATAGCCTTGCAGGTCCCCCGCGGCAGCCGCTGCGTCGGCGGCCTGCTTGAGCTCCTGCGGCGACTTCGCGAACGAGTAGGTCACGTCTTGCAGGCTGTCCGCGACAGCGGAGGCACCACGCTGCGCGGCGCTGGTGAGCTCCTTCATCCGGGCCGTGGTCGCTGAAACCTGCTGGGGTGACAGCCCCGCGGTCGCGTCGTAGGGCCCGGCAGCAACAGGCTGGCCCGCCGAGGCCGCCACCCGAGACTGGATCCCGCCGAAGTTGAGCCCTGCGATGTCGCCGATGAGGCCGCCGATGTCGATCGGGCTCCCGGTATTCGCCTGACCGGTGATCCGGGATGTGAACCCACCGACGTTGAGGTTCGCGGCGTCGCCGAGGAGCCCGAGCGCATCGCCGGCGCCCGCCAAGAGCCCGCCGCCCTGCTCCTTCTGGGCATTCAGGACCGAATTGCGGACCCCGGTGTCGGTGGCGAACGTCAGCCCAGTGCTGAGATTGTCCAAGAGGTTCGACTTCGGGGCCTTGCTCTGGATCGCCTCGAGGCCGCCGTAGACCTGCTCGGTGAACCCGGGCCCGCCGCCCAACTGGTTCGCGAAGAGGGAACTACCGCCGATCCCACCGTACCCACCGTAGAGCCCCTCGGGCGGCTTGCCCTGCTGGACGCCATAGGCTGCTCGGAACAGGTCCTCCGCCTGCTGCTGGGCCTGCGCGCCCGCCTTGACGCTGACGGTGGTCTTGAGGTTCGCGCTCAGGTAGTCGAGAGTCGCCGACGACAGGTTGGCGGTGGCGGCCGCGCTCGCGAGCGCCTCGTCAGCGTTCCCGTGAAGCGCCTCGGTCTGCTTGGCGATGTCGGTCGTGACCCGGGACGCCGTCGAGTGGAACCCCGTCATCATGTCGATCCACTTCTCGGCCGCCGGCAGGGCGGCATCGAGAACGGCCGAAATGCCCTGCTGGGCGATCTGGTACCCAGCGACACCCGCCCCGATGCCGAAGAGGTTCTGGGCGATGTTCCTGCCGCCCGGCTGGGCCTTCCTCTCGGCCTCCTCCGTCAACTGCGTGTGGTGCTCGATCCGCTTCGCGTTTGCCGCGACTGCGTCCGTATCGCGCTGGAACGCCTTCGAGGCAAGGTCGACCCGCTTCGTGAGGGCGTCGTACTCCGGACCTTCTGGGGTGACCTCCTGCGTGTCCCGAAGGTGGTGCAGGTGCGCCTCGGACTGGAACCGGGCACCCTCAAGCCGGCCCTGCTCACCCTCGAGCCCGGTCAGGTCCCGGCGCTGTCTCTGGGCCTCGAGCCGTGCCTGCTCCGTTGCCTGTCGGTTGCCGAGGAAGAACGAGCCGATGTTGGCGGCCGCGCTCCGGATCGAGCTCCTGCCTCCCGTCAAGCCATAGCTGCCGGGGGCGCGGCGCAGCGCGTCGGACGCAGCGTGGATCTCACTGGGCAGGACGTAGGGCGTCCGTGGGCGGATCTCTTGCGCGCTCGCGGCGGTCTCAGCGGCAGCCTGTGCCGCCATCTGGGCCTCGACCTGACTCCGGGGATACTGATCTGGCCCACGAGGAGACGTCTCCTCCCCGGCCGCCACCCCATACGGGGGGCGTCGGCGCCGGCTGCCCGTAAACCGACCACCGGGGCCGCGGGTGCTGAAGTCAGCGCCGCCCTCGGCGTGCGGGATCCGGTTGCGGAGGTGGTTGGGGATGATCCAGCCATCCTCGGGCGGGGCGAAGTAGCTGAACGGCTTCTTGCCGATCTCGACGATGCCGCCGTCGGCCTTCTTCGGGAGCCGGGCCATGACGTCGGGCGGGATCACGCTCTCGAGGCTCTTGGGGACGAACAGCTCCGGCCCGCGCTCGCCGACGATGTAGCCGCCGGTCGCCAGCTTGTTCAGGCGGTGGTACAGGCGCTTGTACTCGGAGCCGATGCCCGGGTCGAAGTCGGCGAAACCCGACGCCCGCTCCGCCGGGTCGTAGGTGCGGCCACGCGACTCGTAGGGGTCGAAGCTCAGGATGCCCTTGATCCGGGCGTGGGCACGCTCGGCGTCGGCGCCCTCTGCCTCCACGTGGATCCGGTGGCCCTTGCGGGCGTTCAGGCCGTACCAGTCGTGGATCTGGTTGCCGGCGCCATCGAAGCCGTAGCGGCCGTTGCCGAGGCTGGCGTTCATCGCCGAGACTCGGACGTCGAGGCCCTCCATCAACCCTGCGAGGTACTGGGAGGGACGGCCGTGGATCCCGTCGGGGTCGTGGACGACGTACTTGCGCGAGATCCCGCCGGCCATGCGATGCGTGAACGGGCCCATGCCCTCGCCCGGGAACACGCCCGGGTCGCCGGCGCTCATCGGGTTCGACATGCTCAGGAAGTCGAGGGTCTCGTCGAGGCCGCGACCGCGGGCCCACTGCTGGTACCGGGGGTCGCCCTCGTCCCGGGAGAACGCGCGCGGCATGAGCCGGCCGTAGGAGTCGCGCACCGTCTGGCGCCAGAACGGGGTCTCCTTGCGGGCGCGGCCGCCGGCCATGCGGAATTCCTTCGCGACGCCCCGGCTCTCGCGCATCCGCCGGGCCCACGGCGACTCGAACGTGTTGCGGTTCGCCATCCGCATCTGCTCGATCTGGAGGTTGATCGACTGGGCCTCGTCGGTGAAGCCCGGCAGGATCCGGCCGCCTTGGTCGGTGATCTGGCGAAGCCGGGCGAGGGCCGACGCCTCGCTGGCGTGCGTGAAGCCGCCGCCGGCGCGCGAGAGCGGCACGCTGATGCCGGGGTGGCGCGGGATCAGGATGTGGCTGGAGGTGCGCTTCCAGTCGTTGCCGAGGTCCTCGCCGCGGCCGTAGCCAGCCCACAGGACAGCCTGTGCTTCGCTGCGGTGCTTGAGGCCCCACATCCGCTGCAAGTCCGGCCAGACCTCCTCGTGGGCTTGCTCGAGCACGAGGCGCTGCCACGAGCCGCCGCCGGGAGCACTGGTGATCTCGTTCTTCGACGCGATCCGCATCTGGCGAGCGTCGAGCGTCCACGCATCCGGATCCTTGCCCGAGAGGTTGCCGAAGAACGGCGTGACCTTGGGGCCCGACAGCCCCGCGATGTTGCCGGTCTTGACGATCTCGGCGGCCTTGGCCCAGTTGCCGTACCCGTAGGGGGCAGTCGCCTGCGTAGGCCCGAAGCCCGGCACGTCAAGGCGCACCGTGGAGTGGGGCGCGGTGCCCTGACCGAGGATCGAGCGCAGGATGGCGCGGTTGTTGGGCCACGGCTGCCCGGGGCTCGCCGCCGCGAACGCGCCGATCCCGACGTCGCCCAGCCCCTGCTTGCCGAAGTCGGCGAGGTCGCCCATCGCCTGTGCGCGGGCGATCTGGTACCAGTCCCGTGCGGAGTCAGCGAGCGCCTTGGGGATCCCCTGAGCGTGGGCGAGGAGGTTGTCCTTCCACTCCCTGAGCTTGTCGGCGTGTGCGCGAACGACCTTGTTCTCGATGAACGTGTCGACCGACGCGCGGGTCCCGCGCGCTGCGCCACCGGTGGCCCTGAAGCCGAGGCCCATCTGGCCCGGTGACGGGTCGTTGCGCCGGCGCTGAGTACCGATCTCCTCGCCGCGGGTGATGTCGTAGAAGGCGATCTGGGCGTTCCGGGCAGCGAGGATGTTGGCCTGCCGACGCCGAGTCAGGACGTCGGCAGGGTCGACGTGGATCTCGCCCTCGTGGAGCCACGTGCCGACGTAGGGCGCGCCCTGACGCTGGACCGAGTGGTACGCACGCAGGAAGCCCCGGGCGTCACCGGCCGGCACGACATTGGGCGATCCCGACGAGAGGCCTACGGCGTACCCGCGCTCCGGCTGGCCGCCGGGCCCGAACGTGCCGCCGCCCTGAAGCTGCGTCGCCCGGTAGGCGCGCGCACCGACGCCGGCGTGCATGGGGCGGACGTAGCCACCCCGGTTGTGCATCGTGAGCTCTTCGGGCCCGGACTCCCCGACGATGTAGCGGCCACCGGGCTGCACGGGCCCGCCCATCGCCCGGGGCTCGAGGCCACGCTTGCGGGTGGCGTTCTTGACGAGCGTCGTGGCGTCCTGATTGCTGGCGCCACTGCTCTCGGCCACCGTGGCCGCGACGATCGCCGAGGGGCTGTCCCTCCCGCCGCCGGCGACCGTGACCTTGATCGGGACCTCACCGATGCCGGCCGCGATCTCGGAGCGGATGGCGCCGTAGTTGATCCGCCCGAGGGTGATCTGGATCGGGATGTGGCCGGCGTCGCCGAGCCCCTTCATCGCCGCTTCGATCTGGGAGCGGAAGCCCTGAATGGCAGCCCGGTCGATGGACAGGTTGGCCCGGACGTCGAGCTCCTGCGCGCGAGCGGGCGCGGCGATCTCGGCCCGTATTCGGACGGGGGTCGCTTCGAGAGACGCCAGCTCGGCCTTGGCCTTCGAGACGCCGGCGCTGAAGCCAGCGGTGTCGAGGGACAGGCCGAGGGCGATCCCGCCTACCTGTTCAGAGCGGCCTTCGGTCATCTACGAACCCGTGATCCCGAGCTCTTTGTCGATGTCGTGGTCTTCATCGTCATCGGCCGAGACCTTCACCCTCGCCATTGCCTCGCGTTCCCGCTTGGCGGCGATGAGGTATTCGCAGCGGATCGCCCAGTACGAGTGGAACGGCTGGCGAGCTACCTGCCACGGCAGGACATGGAGGTGGGCGGCGATCGCCCAGATCAGCTCGCGAGTCGTTACTCGCCGTTTCCCGGGCTGTCCCCTTCGTTGTTGTCGCTCTTGGCGTCGTCGGAGTCATCGTCCTTGATGAGCTCCTCGGGCTCGGTGCCATAGTGCATGTCCCGCACAATCCTGTTCAACGACAGGATGATGCGCGTGCCGGCGTTGGCGTACTCGCGCGGCGAGATGTCGACGGTCTTGAGGACGAGCAGCTTCATCAGGGCGATGTCGTCCTGCCGCTCGATCCCGGTCGCCTCGTCCTTCGTCGTCGCCTGCGCCACGAGCTTGTCGTAGTCGGCGATCGAGAGCTCGGTGAACGTGTACGTGCGGCCACGAAACTTGTGGCGCTCGACCCGCGGCGACTCGTCGTAGTCCGCGGCGCTTGGCCTCACGGCTCGATCCGGCACGGTGTGACCCCTTCCATCGTCAGGCTCTTGCCCGTCAGGGCGGTCTTGAAGCCCTCCGCCTGCTCGATCCGGTACCGCAACCGGTTCCGACCGAGCTCGACGGTGACCTCTTTCTCGTATTCCGGGTCATCCCAGATGGCCCGGTTCACAAACGAAAGTGCAGCGTGGAGGTTGTACAGAGCGGCATCCCGCCCGTCAGCTCCACGCTGCACAAGTCGCCAGTTGGTGATGGTCGCCACGTGGATACCGATGAACGGGACGATGATCCCGCCGCCGATACCCTCGATGCGGCCGAATAGCTGCTGCTGGGCCACTCGCCCTCCCTCGTAGCCGGTCGCCCGGCTAGGGGGAGCTTAGCTGAGGGTCCCGCTCGTGAACACGCTCCACGCGCCGGCGGCGCGGAAGTTGCCCGTTGCCTTGATCGCGTCGTTGTTCGCCGCGGTGATCGACCCGTCGACCAGTCCGGGGCCGAACGCGATCAGGATGGGCTGACCTGTCGGGTTCAGGTTGGTGTCGTCCGCGTAGAGGTAGATGTCCACCGCGTCCGACGTGGTCTGGTTGATCATGATGTCGCCCGACGTGTCGAGGAGACCAGCGAACTGGCCCTGCACGTCGCGGAGGCCGACGAGGTACGTCTTGTTGACGTCACCGAACACGGTGCTGTCGACGTAGTCGCGGCCGAGGTTCAGCGTCCACTCGGTCTTCGACGTGACCTTGATCCCGGAGCCCTTGGGGCCACCGATGTAGATCGCGCCGTTCTTCCCGTGCAACTTTTGGTTCGAGCCTGCTGCCACCTTTGCAACCTCTGTCGATATGATGCTGGGCAGGAGGTACTGCCATGCCGAAGGGTGTCTACGACCGCACGCCCGCTCGAGAACGCTTCGAGGCTCTCGTTGACCGCTCCGGGGGCCCCGACACCTGCCATCTCTGGACGGGAGGGATCAGGCCCAAGACCGGCTACGGGAGCTTCTGGCTCGACGGGAACACCGTCGACGCGCATCGAGTCGCGTGGATCTGGGAACACGGGCCGATCGCCAAGGGCGTCGTGCTCCGCCACTCCTGTCGGAACCGGCATTGCGTCAACGATCGGCACCTGAGCACCGGAACGAAAGGCGACAACAACCGGGATCGAAAGCGAGACGGAACGAACACCGAGGGGGAACGGATCCCGTGGCACAAGCTGTCCGTCGAGCAGGTCCGTGAAGCTCGAGAGCTCCGGGCGCTCGGCGTGCCCTTCACCGTCCTCGGCCGCAAGTACGGGGTCAGCCATCAGGCTGTCCGACAGGCCGTGAGCGGTCGCTCGTGGAAGAGCGTGACTTAGAGGTTCTGGTCGGTGGTGATCCGGTACGTCCCGCCGATCTGGTAAATGCGTCGGCCCCGCGCGTCGGTCTGCGGGTTGCTGACGTCGGCGACACGCCGGCAGTAGAGGAGGACCTGCCCATCCACCGCGAGCGGTGCATCTTGAAGATGAGCGGCGATGAGCGAGTCGACGTTCTCAGCGTCGACCGCGTTCTCCGAGTAGGCGAAGACGTCGACGTCCGTCGTGAGCTGCATCCCGTCGAACTGGTAGTCACGGACTGCCGGCAGCAGGTTGTAGGTCACGAACGGGTAACGCTGCTTCCTCGGGGCCAGAGACTGGTGGACACCACCGGGCACGGCGGCTCCCCAGCTCGGGATCGCGCGCAGGGAACGAACCAACGCGCGCTTGATCGGCGCCGTGGTGGTTGGTGCTGGCATCAGCTCACCTCGGCGATCAACTTCGATCGGATCTCAGCGACCCGTTGGCCCCCTCGAGCAGCGGCATTGCCGGCGCTCAACAGGCCCTCCGTGATCTGACTGGTGACTGCCGGTCGTCCCTCCGCCATCGCGGGTCGCATGTAGGGGTGGGCCGGGTTGTGCCGGTTCCCAAACTCCTGATGCTTCGCGTATGGCGTCGGCGATACGACCCTAGACGAGACGACCCGGCCCTCGATGGTGGCCGGCTCGCCGCGGATCTCGCCCTTCAGGCGGCCGCCGACCTGTGTCGCGCGACCCCGGGGGCGGTAGTTGGCCCGGCCCGACCGCACCTCGTAGCGGCCACGACGGCTCAGGTAGTCCTGCCCGATGACCTCGCCCTCGTCGACGATGCGGCGCTGGCTCAGCAGGTGCGGGTAGCGGACGGTGTGCCCGACCACGACCCGGTTCGAGAGCGTCTGCGTGTCGCCGACCGAACGCGTCGCGATGATCCGGGTGTCGCCCTCGAAGATCCGGCGGACCGGCGCCTTGGTCCGGGCGATCTCGGCGATGGTGCGGGCGCCCAGCGTCAGCAGTCCCGGGGCCGCTCCCAGTACCGCCGCTTCGATCGCGTCGAGGACCACGTCATTCGAGCTCCCGCAGGGAGCAGGTGAGCCACGCCTTCCACGTGATCTCGGCGTTCGTGTCGGCCACGACGTAGTCGATCGCGTTGGGGTCGTTCACCACGTGGACGGTGTCGCCGACCTTGACCGGCGTCCCCAGCGGCACGTACATCCGGACCGTGTTCACGGTCACGATCTGATCGGTGTCGGCGACCGCCACGGGCGTCGGCTGCTGCCACAGCCACGCCTTGACGATCAGGGGGTTCGAGGGGTTCGCGGGATCCGTGACGACCGGGTAGGTGACGACGTCGTCGCCGTAGTC